CGATGATCGCCGGACTGCCGGCGAGGACGGATCCGGCGGGTTGCTGAATGCCGGACGTGTCGCCGGTCGGCGCGTTGAATTGCAGGGCGGCGTCGGCGTAGGTGTCCGTAAAGCCGGTGACGGTGTTGTTGCCCAGGCCGGAGACGAGGCGCAATTGCGACGAACCGGCCGCCGTGCGGTACACGTAGCGGTCGAGGACGGTGGCCGGGCCGATCGGAATGCCGGTGATCGCAACCGTGGCCGCCGTCGCCGTGTTGGTGGCCGGCGCGTTGGCGCCGAGGGCCGCGTCGAGGTTGGCGTCGCTATAGGTTTGCGTCGTGTTGTCGGCGAGCGTCGCCAGGAGCTTCAATTGCGATCCGCCGGCCGCCGTGCGATAGAGCTTGCGGCCGGTCGTGCCGGCCGGGCCGAGGGCGACGGTGATCGGCACGGCGCCAGGGCCGGCGCCGCCGCCGCCGGGATACGGGATAGTCCCGCCGTATTGGCCGAGGAGGTAGCCGAGGACTTGGAGGCCGGACGTGCCGGGACTGTTCGCGACGGATCCGAAATAGAGTTGAATCCAATACAACGGGCCGGCGTTCACGCTCGCGAAAAAATGGATCCATTTCACGCGGGGATCGGGTGAGTAATAGCCTTGGACGTAGGCTTGTGAGAGAAACCCCGAGCCGGGAAAACTCTGCGATTCGACGAGCGTATAGACGTTCGACGCGGGACTCAGCCAGGTTTCGGTGTTTTGGAGGTCTTGCGTCGAGGAATAGGTGTAGTAGAGCGAGACGTGGGCGCCGACTTGCCAGGGGCCGGTCGGGCCAAAGCCTTCGCCGGTTTGATACGTCGAGAGCACGGGGGCGCCGGTCGGTTGCGCGAGTTCGGGTTGTCCGTAGATCGCTTGGGCGCCGGGGATCGTTTCGCCGGCGGCGTTCGTGAACGTCGCGGCATAGGTGTAGGTGCCGGGTTTCGGGGCGGCGCCGCCGGTCGGGATGCCGGGCGCCGGGGCCGTCGGCGGCGTCATGGTGCCGGTAATGTTGACGGTGGCGCGCGGGCCGGGGAGGGATTCGCCGGCGGCCGTCTTGAACGTGACGGCGTAGTCGTGGACGCCGAGCGTGACGCCGGCGCCTTGCGTGATCGTCGCGACGAGCGGCGCGGAGGGCGCGATGCCGGGGCCGACGACGGTGCCGCCGCCGGCCGGCATCGTGCCGGTGTAGCGGAGGCGTTGCGTTTCGGTGACGGCTTGGCCGCCGGCCGGGTTAAACATCACGGCGTTACTAATCGGGACGATCGGATCGTTGGCGGCGACGTCGCCAATGATTTCCTCGGCGTAGCCTTTCCCAAAGACTCTGGTACGGACTTGTGAGGTATCGGTCGAGACGGCGATCGGCGGATCGTGGAGAAACGGATGCGCGGCGTCGATCGGGTCGGGCGCGTCGGTGGCCTCGGTCGTGAACAGGTGTAAAACCTTGTCGTCCCAATAAAAGTAGCCGCCGATCAGTTTCGCGAGTTGGCGCAGACAGCCGTCAAAGCCTTCCGTACTGTCAAAGTTGACGGACACGGCCGGGAGGCCGGCTTGCACACCAGCGGCGGTAAAGCCGGGGGCAAAGGTGGTCACGAGCGTTTGTGCGATCGTCGTCGCCGAGACGTTGACAAACTGGCCGTACGGGAGTTTCCGATTCGCCAAGGGCGTATCGTCGATCGCTTGGCAGGGATAGACGGTGTGTTTGGGGCGGCCTTCGAACGTATAGCCGACGGTTTGGAGCGGGCCGGCAAAGAGCGTACGCGGCGCGTTGCTGTTAATGCGGACGGTGAGGCGTTGGCCGACGGCCGGCGGCGTCGCGGCGTCGATCACCAGGGCGCACGTATTCGGCGAGTCGTTGATCACGTCGTGGATCGTGACGGAGTTGTACCGGACTTTGACGGGCGCGTCGTTGAGGCGGATCGTCGTCCAGTGGTCGCGGTCGGCGCGGAGCGCGGCGGACAGGTAATTGAGGCGAAACCCGAGCCGCGAACCGACGATCCCGTACTGCGTGTTGGGGGGTGCCATTACGACAACCGTGTCGAACGCATGACCGAGCGGGTGATCGCGTCGGCGACGCGGCGTGCGATGTTGGACTCGGTATCGACGATGTTGAACGTGTTGGCGATGACGACGCCGCCGGCGCCGTTGGGCGCGATCGTGCCGTTGGTCGCCGGCAAAAAGAGTTCTGGTCCCTGTTCGCCGACGAGGTAGGGCGTCCCGGCGGTGACGGGGCCGCCGGCCGCGCGCGTGGACAGGCCGCCGATCGGGCCGGAGATGATCCCGCCGGCGGCCTTGTACGCGGCCTCGCCTGCCGTGTCGCCGCCATACATGCCGATTCGCGCGGCGCCGTTGGTGCCTTGCGGAAAGTACTTGTCCATCAGGTCGCCGAGCGATTGCGCGGCGCCGGCGGCCAGGGCGATCGAGCCGGTGAGGGCGTCGACTTTGCCTTTGGCGGCGTCGGTTTTCTGGTTGACTTTGTCGTGCGCGGCGCCGGCGACGTTGCCGTAATTGTCGGCGGCGGCTTGGGCTTTTTCGTAGGTGTCGCGGTATTTCTGGATCGTTTCGTCGGACCAGTGGCCGACTTGCGTTAGGGCGTAGTCGAGGTTGCGTTTGGCTTGGTCGGCCGTGGCTTGGAGGCCTTCCCGCGTCTCTGTCTGTTCGGTCTTGTTGAGGGCGGCGACGTCGAGGCCGGCTTGCCGCCAGAGTTCGACGTATTTCTTCGTCAGCGCTTCCCAGAATTCCGTATTCGCGGTGCCGGCCTTGACGGCGGCGGTGACGGTTTCCTGATACCAGGCATCGATCGCTTGCGTCGCCTTGTCATAGCCGGACGCGGTGTACCGGCCGACGAGTTCGTCGTAGTCGTGCCAGAGTTTTTCGTTTTGTTGGGCGATATCGGCGTTTTTCTTGGTCGTCTCGTTGACGGCCAGGGCGCGGTATTTCGCTTCGATCGCGTAGATCCGATCTTGGAGTTGGTCCGCGTCGGCGATCTGGCGTTCGGCCTCGGCAATGTCGGCGTTTTTCTTGGCGTCGAGGACGGCGAGTTTCGAGGCGAGGGAGTTTTGATCGAGGTTCGCTTGCGCGATAAAGGCCTCGGCCCAGACCTTGGCGGTATCCTCGGCGGCCTTTTCCCAGGCCTTTTCGTACTCGGCGGCGGCGCGGGCGTTGGCCTTGACGGACTCGGTATTGCGATCCCAGGCGTCGGTTCCCGTGCCGATCACGGGCGCCAGCTTGGTGACTTGGCCGCGCGTGCCTTCCAGCGTCGCGGCGAGGCCGTCGAGGCCGGCGGTGAGGTCGCCAATGGCGCCGGTATAGAGGCGGTTGCTGTTGACGACGGCGGCGTTGTCGGCGAGAAAGCCTTCCGACATGCCGTGCATCTGGACGGCCATGTCTTTCAGGCCGGCGACGCCGGCTTTGAACGTGTCCGTCCAGGCGATCGGGTTGATATATTTCGTCGCGTTCATGATCGCGACTTGGGCGTCGAGGTAGTAGCCGGCCATGGCCGTGACGGACGCGCCGACGAGGTCGGCGGCCATGCGGAGGTTGGTGTAGGCGTCGATCGCGAGGCTCACGGCGGACAGGCCGAGACTCAGGCCGCGCGCGAGCAGGATCACGGCGTCGGACACGAGGTTATTGGCCGTCGCGTTGTCGTTGAGTTCGCCGGTGGCGTCGGTGATCGCTTTGGTGACGGCGTCGATCGCGGTGAGGACGGTCGTGTTTTGCGTGAGGAGGCGGCCGACGGATTCGTGGACGTTGTCCCAGGCGTTGGCGAGTTGCAGGAGGCGGCCTTCGTAGGTGCCGGCGAGGGCGGCGGCCTGTCCGCTAAATTTCTCGTTGATTTGGCCGAGCACGTAGCTAAAGCCTTCGGCGGCGACACGGTTGGCGTCGAGCGCGATGCCGGACTTTTCGAGCGCGGTCGTGTTGCCGTTGGCGGCCTTGGCGACGAGGGCGGCGGCCTCGGGCAAGTCTTTGCCGAGGCCGGAGGCCAGGTTGGTCGTGGCCTGTAAGGCCTTTTCCATGTCCTTCGGCATGACGTTGCCGACGAGGACGAGGAGGGTTTCGGCGGCGGTGACGGCGTCGTCGGAATAGATCGTCGTCTGTTGCAGGGCGGCGGCATAGCCGTCATAGGCGGCAATGACGGAGGGGACGGCCGTGCCTTGGGCTTGGAGCGCGGCGTGCAGTTGGACTTGGGCTTTTTCGGCGCCTTCGGCGGCGGTGACGGACGCGGCGACTTCCGACGTCAGCAGTCCCCAGGCGCCTTTGATCGCGCCGATGATCGCCTCGGCCGTCACCATGGATCCGACGAGGTTGGTAAAGGAGACGCCGAGGGTGTCGGTTTGTTTGGCGGCGCCGCCGGCGGCGTCGGCCAGGGCTTGGATCCGGTCGGGGACGGCGATCCCGAGGGCTTGCATTTTCGCGGCGGCCTCGGCGGCGACGGTGCCGGCGCGTTGCAGTTCGTTGGCGGTTAACGTCGTGACGCCGCCGGCGCGTTCGATGGCCTCGGCCATCAAGTCGGCTTGCTGAATGATCTTGACGCCGGAGAAGCTGTTCGCGAGCGTGGTGAGCTTGCCTTGCGCGGTCGAGGCGCCATCTTCGAACGTCTTGAGCGTGACTTTGGCCTCGGCGACGGCGTCGGCGAACGGCTGAAAGTCGGCGTTAAACGTGCCGGTGACGGCGGCCATTAGTCGTCGGCCTCCCGGTCGTCGGGGTCACGCGGTGTCTGTTCGGTCAGGAGTTCGCTCATTACGGCGTCGTAGTCATCAGGATCAAGGGATCGGACGTCGTCGAGGGTCCAGCCGCAGCGGCGGGCGATGCGGATATCGGTGAGGATCCGGTCGCGCCAGTGGGGATCCTTTTTTTTTCGGCGTCGCGCGCGGCGGTCATGGCGCGTTCGTGGGTTTGGATCGCGTCTTTGATTTCGAGGAGCGAGGCGTGATCGAGGCTATCGAGGGCGGCGCGGAGCGTGTCGAGGTCGGGCGCGCGGTGTTTGTCGGGCCGAATGACGACGGGTTCGTCGTCGTCGTCACAGAGGTTCCAATCGAGGAGATACGCTTCGATCAGGGCGACGCCGGACTCCAAGGGATCCACTTTGAGGCGGCCGTCGACGCCGGTCGTATAAATGCGCGCATAGGCGGCGCGTTGTTCGCCGGCGGTCAGGCGTTTGCGGATCGTGAGTTGGTCGCCGTTGTCGAGCGTGAGGACGACGGTTTCCGGCCGGACAAAGCGGGACATAAACGGTTACTCCGGTTTCCCTAACTTGGCGGTCAACGATCGGCCGGCGACGGTGACGGGGCCGACGATCGGCCAATACCAAAACCCGCCCAGGTGCCCGCGCGGCGCCGCAAAGCGGAGCCGGCTTTTCAGCAGGATCGGGTTGACGCGGTCGGCGCCGGCGGTGAGCGTCCACGTCCCGGCGATTTTCTGGATCTGCCAGTCGTGGAGACAGGCCGCCGGCGCGTACGCGGCGAGGAGTTCGGCGCGCGGGCCTCGGACGCGGATCGAATCCGATCCGCCGTTGGCGAACACGGCGTCAGCCTTCGGTTACGCGGCCTTCTCGGCGCGGCGCGCGGCGAGCAGCGTGCCGCCGGCGAGGGTCCAGGGGCCGGCCGCCATGAACGATCCCGAGACGGCGGGGGCGCCGTCGACGGAACAGTCAATGTCGGCGTCCATGTAGGCCAGGCCGGACCAGAAAAACGTGGCCTCCGTCGTGTTGGGGATGAGTTCCAACAGGCCGGGAATTTCGGCGTCGGCGGCCTCAAAGAGCGCGAGTTCGTCGGAGTTCCAAAATCCCGATACGCTTCCCGAGACGTCTTTCATACCCGGTATATACACTTTATTTACGTCCTTAAAGAACGTCACGTCGAGCTTGTCCGTCTTAAAGCTGGCCTTCCACTTGTTGAGCGAGATCACGGCGACGAGCGTCGCGGCCGGCGGCGTGGCGCCGGTTGGATCCCATTTCACGTTTCCATAGCGTCCGGTTTTGATCATCGGTCTACCCTTCCTTTAGGTTCGGCCCACAAGAGATCCCAGGGTGCGTGTATAGGTGATCGCGACGTCGAGGCGATACCGGCCGCCGCGATGCGTCCAGCGGAGGTCGGGATCGACGGCGTCCAGTTCGGTGACGGTGCCGAGGTCGGCGACGCGGTACGCCGTCGTGAGGTCGAGGCCGGGCGCGATCGGCCAGACTTGATCCTCGATCAGTTGGTCGATCCGCGCGCCGGCGGCCTCGGCGGCGGCGGCGTTGTTGAGCGCAACGGCTTTGACGAGATAGAGGCCTTGCGCGATCGCGCGCCCGTCATACGTCGCGACGTCGATCGCGTCGACGAGCGAGACGATCACGTAGCGTTGTTTGCCGGCGCGGGCGACGTCGCGAAAGACGCCGTCCGGCATCAAGGCGGCCAGGGCCGCGTCGGCCAACAGGTGGCCGATCAAGGCGTTGCCGATCGCGGCGGTGTCAGGCGGCGAGGCCATCATCAATCCGAGCGGCAATGCCGTTGCGTTCCAACAGGGCGGCAAACTGGCCGTACAAGGCGCGGCGGTGTTTCATCATGATCGGGATAAAGACATGGCCGGGCGGCATGGCGCCGGTGTCGTGGCGGACGCCGTTGACGGTGTAGTACGCGCGGGCGGCCGTGCCGTTTTCGAAGATCCAGGCGTGCGGCGCGGTCGCCTTAACTTGGGCGCCGGCCGAGTAGCGGCCGTGGTCGAAATGCGTCACGTAGACGCTATTACGGAGGGTGCCGGTGTGGACGGGGTAGGCCGAGCGGATATCCAGGGCCGCCGCGTTGGCGATGCCTTCCACGATATGCGCGGCCTCGCCGGTCAGCGTCGCCGGCAAGGTTTCGAGTTGCTTGTAGAGGTCGGCGAGGCCGTCCCATTTCATGGCGTGACGGCCTCCACTTCCGAGCACGTACAGCGCAGCGTGATATTGCGTTCGCCCATGTTGCGGACGGCGGTGCAGTTGAGGCGGCGGCCGTTGAACGTGAACGCCGATCGCGTGGTGACGTCGGCGCGATAGGGGCCGGTCACGAGGTGCGAGACGTGCGCGGTCGTGGTGTCGGCGGCCGTGGCCTCTTGACTCCCGGCGTCGAGGAGGTCGATCGCGACGTCCCAGGGGATCGGCGAGACGACGGGCGGGATCGTGTAGTCGCCATGGCCGTCGGGCGCCGGCGTGCCGGGGTTTTCCACGGTGACGCGGTGGCGCCGGCGGCCGGCGGGCATATATTCGCGTTCGCCGCGCGCGATCGGACTCATGCGAGGGCCGGCGTCCGTTTCCGGCGGAGGAGGTTGGTGACGACGGGCGAGAGGTCGCCGGCCGTCGTGGCTTGGCTATAGCTGCTTTCATCGTCGCCGCGAAACCGATCGAGTTCGGCGAGGGTCAGCAGGATCGCGGCGGCGATGACGGGGTCGGGCGGCGCGATCGTGAGTGGGTCGGGTTGCGGTTTCAGGTAGTCGAGGACGATCGCTTCGGCGCGGTCGAGCATGGCTTGAATGGCCGCGTCGCCGGGATCGTCGGCCGGCGTCCGAATGCGGAGGTGTTCTTTCGCTTCGGCGATCGTGACGTAGGTCGCCATTACGTCGCGGCCTCCGGGCGGCGATCGCGGCCGTCGCGGCCGGCTTTCACTACCAATTGCCACGGGCGGCCGGTATCGGGGGCGGCGAGGGTGGTGCCGTCGCAGTGCCACGCCGAGCCGCGCCAGGTGACGACGTCGCCGGGATCGTAGGTGGCGCCGGGGGCGTAGACGCCTTTGTAGCGGAGGCCGGCGGCGCCGTCTTTCCCGTCGACGCCGTTGGTCCCGTCGGCGCCGGCCGGGCCAGCGGGGCCGGGCGGGCCGGGGATCTTCTCTTGGGCGATCGCGGTCAGGTCGGCGCGGAGCACGGCCAGATCGGCGGCGTGGGCGACGTCGACGGCCTTGGTTTCGAGCACGGCGAGGCGCGTGGCGAGCGGCGCGATCGCGGTCTGCACCATCAGGGCGACGGCGTCGGCGACGGCGTCCACGTCAAGCGGCATGGGACAGGCTCACGGTTTTGCGGTGGAGCGCGGCGACGAGGGCGGCGGTGTGGTCGTCGGCGTGGTCGTCGGCGTGCGGGTCGACGGGCGCCGGCGGCGGCGTCGGGGGCGGCGGCGGTTTTGGAATGAGGACGCCGGCGGCGTCGCGTTCGGCGAGGGCCGCCAGGTTGTGGTACTGCTCCTGAAGGTACGGCGAGTCGCCGCCGGGCATCGGGCCGAGGCCGTAATACTTTTGGCGGGCCTCGTTCGGCGAGAGGGCGCCGCCGCCGATCCCGTCTTTGGCGGCGGCCGTCTTGGTCGCCGTGTCCATCCAGATGAGATCGTCGATATCAAATTCCGTCCCGTACTGCGTCCCGTCGATCGGCAGATCGAGGCCGAGGCCTTCGTCGAGGGACTTTTCGAGCGAGACGATCAGCGATTGCAAACATTGCGAGTAGTACTGCTGTAAGAGGGGTTCAATGTTCGCGTAGGGCGGCGGCGGGCCGACGCCGATCATGTAGGGCGGGACGTGGTAGGTCGTACAGACGGTTTCGGCCGTCCACTTCAATTGTTCGATCAGTTGCGCGTCGGCGGCGTTGACGGACAACGATTCGTAGGTGAGGCCGTCGCCGAGGATGGCGACGCGGCCGACGTTGGGGCCGGAATAGTTCGTTTCCCAGCGAGCTTTGAGCGCGGCGGCCTTGTCGTCGGCGATGGCGCCGGGCGCCGTCAGGATGCCGCCGGGCTTGCTGAAATTCGAAAAAAACTGCGTCGAGTTGTTCTGAATCTTCTGGCCTTGGAGCGCGGCCAGGCCGCACGCAAACACGGGCGACACGCCGACGAGCGGGTGGAATAAACACACCATGGGGTCGTGGATAATCTCGCGCGCGGGCGCGGCGATCGTGTCCTGCGGGCGGCCGGTCAGGAGGTCGGGCCGGAGTTGGTAATAGACGTCGCCGGTCGGCGTGACGAGCGGGGTGACGTGCGACGGGTTCAGGATGTAGAGCGCGACGACGACGCCGCGTTGGTCGCGTTCCTTGAGCACGTACGTATTGCCCCAGAGGAGCTTCGACACGATCCACTGTTCGATAAATTTGTTGATCGTCTGGTAGTGGTTCGGCTTGCGGAGCACGGGCGAGAACGCCGGCGAGGTCGTCTCGTGCCAAATGTCGTTGTCGTCTTGTTCGACGAGGCGGAGGCGAATTTTCCCGATATCGGAGGCGATCAGCGTCGTACAGGCAAACACGGCCGGATAGGCCAGGGCCGTCGTGGCGGTGACGGTGACGTTCTCTTGCCAGGCGCCCGGATAGGACTCGCGGACGATCGGATACCAACCGCCGCCGGTGGCCGGGGTCATGGGGATCGCGGCCTTCGTGGTCAGTTCAAAGCGCCGGCCAAAGAGCGTGACGCCGAGACTCATGCGGCGCGGCCGTAGGTGCGGGGCTTGGGCGTGGGCGGCGTCGGATCGCCGGATCGCGCGGCGGAGACGGTAAACGTCAGGACGTTGGAGAGGTTCCCGCCGGCGCGGACTTGCACGGGGATCGGGCCGGCGGCGGCCGGCGTGGTGATCGGCGCCGTGACTTCCGTGTCGGACGTGACGGTCGTCGCGACGTCGGCGCCGTTCCAGACGATCACACTATCGGGGGCGAGGCCGGTGCCGGTGACGACGAGCGCGAAGTCGGCGGCGCCGACGGCGGCGGTATCGGGCGCCAGGGCGGTGATCGCCGGCGTGACGATGGGGGCTTCGGTCCAGCCGACGATCGTCACAAAGCCGATCGCGCGGAGCGTGTCGGCCAGGGCGCGGTCGGTTACGGCGTACGTCTCGCCTTCATTGTGCGGGACGCCGTCGACGGTGTGGTAAATGCGGGCGGTGACGTCGACGGAAGATCCAGACATGGCGGTTCACTCCGGAGGGCAAAGCCGGCCAGTTCCAGCCGGTCGACGAGGGCGGGGTCGACGGTGATCGGATCGCCGGGCGCCGGATATTGGCCGTTCCAATACCCGGCGCGGACAACGATCATGGGGATCGGAGCCATCAGGCGGTGTAGGTCGCGACGGTGTACTGGACACATCCGGCGCGGGCCTTTTTCCAGTTGATGTATCTTTCCGCTCTCAACCCCACAAGGTTGTTTTGCCAGAGGGACGTATAGAGCGACGTCGCCAGGGGCGGGTTGTCGAGGACGGTATCCATCTGAAGCGACGCTTCGCGCGAGACGTCGATCGTCACGCCGCCGTCGTCGGCGTAGAGGACGCAATCGGGCTGAATCATGGCGACGGTCGTTCCCATGGCCTGTGACGGGACAAACGTAAAGCCGAGGGCCGAGCCGCCGCCGACGCCGATCGACGGGAACAACGGCTGGCCGAGGGCGTTGAGCGCGGACGCCAGGGCCAACATGTTTGTCGCGGACATCAGGACGACGGCGCCGCCGATCGGGAGGTTCGCGGCCGTCATGGCGTTGGCGAGGGCCTGTATGTCGGTGCGCGCGTTGGCGGGCGTCGGGCCGGCCGTGGTGATCGGGGTGACGCCGTTGGTGACGGAGCCGGGCGACACGCCGGCGACGGCCGCCTTGGTCGGATCGGTAAACTCCGTATCGAGAAACGCGGCGATCCCGTTGATCATGTCCTGCCGGATGACGGCCTCGGCCGAGGGCGTCGAGACGCGCGCGAGTTCGTCGGTGATCACGATGATCCCGGCCGCCTTGGTGATCCCGAGCGTGGTGGCCGAAAACGCCAGCTTGCCG